CCCCGAAGCATATCTGCACAAGCATCGTCGGCGGCGAACTGATCATGGCTGAGAGCTTGGCAGTTTCGTTTGCCCCTGTACCTGAAATTACCGGTGCCACGTCATGCGTGTAATTCCCGGTAACCAGATGACCCTAGATTTTCAACCGAGTGTACGGGCGCGCTTCCCGACGCTGCGCCAGTGCGTGCACTTCGTCGTGCTCGAGGATCCGCGGGGCATCAAGGCCGTGGCGAGCGACTGCGACGTGTCGGTTTCCGAGCTCTCGCGGCGCCTCGCCCCCACGGACGGTGACCCGCGCTCGTGCGATGTGAATTTGATGGTCGCGATCATGAAGTCAACCAAGAGCCAGTTGCCCCTGCAATGGCTCATCGGTGAGTTCGTGCCCGATGACCAGACAAGGCTTTCCAGCGCGCTTTCGACGGCCGAGCAGCTGCTTCCGCAGCTACAGACAGCAATCGGGGAATTGCAGCGCGCCGCGCAAAACTCAGGGCAGAGCAGCGCGAGGGTGAGAGGGATCGGTTGAGTTGAATTAACGCGTTCGGTCCCCGTGCTACCGGGCCCGATCGCAGGACGCTGACCGCCCAACTATGGCGGGAAGGACTGACTAGATGCCCAGTGTTGACCGTAAGGCACGAACCATGCATGGTAATCGTGCTGAGAGAGCGCCTCACGTCCTTAGTCAGTCTGGGCCGCTTTCTGGTGTGGCCCCGGAAGGTAGCACTTCCGGGGCCTTTCTATTTGCGACCCCACGTCCGACGCCCGCATCGTGCGCTTGCCATAACGCAAGCGCAATCCATGCCGTTGCGACACGCGTCACCCTTTCGCCCCGTCCTCGCGGTTCATCCGCCGTCCCGGCTTCCCCGCCGACAGACGTAGCCGCTCGGGAAGAGACATACCGAGCGGCCCTGGGGCAACGCGCGCCGGACCCCTATGCAAGCGGCATGGGCATCCGGCGCCGTCATCTTCCCCGCGCTATCAAGCCGATGACATTAGACGATCAGCTCGCAGGGCTTGCTGTGCTCGCGGCCGTCCTCGGATCAATCGGCTTCACGATCTACAGCATCGTGCAGAAGGCGCTCACATGAGGCATTGGTCTACCGACGCCTCGCCCGAGGCCGACACGCGCTGCTCGGTGCTCACTCGATTCATCGTGCGCTGCCAGCGCTGCGCCATATCTCTCGCTAATTTGCTGACGAGGTGCGGGTTTTGAGTATGCAATTTCATCCCTTCGCGGAAGTATTTCCGCTGCTTCAGGATGGCGAGCTCGCAGACCTCGCCGACGATATCAAAGCCTTCGGCCTGCGCGAGCCGATCTGGCTGTACGAGGGAAAGATTCTCGACGGCCGCAATCGCTGGCTCGCCTGCCAGAAAGCAAGAAAAGAGCCGCAGTATCGGACGTTCAAGGGCACCGAGAAAGGCGCGCTCGCGCTCGTCGTCTCGGCGAATATGCATCGGCGGCAGCTCACCCTTGAGCAGCGCGCGATGGCTGCCGCAAAAATCGCCAGCCTTCGGGCCGGCAGCAATCAGCATTTGCCGAAAAATGCAGGAGAAGATGGCATGGTTGCCGCCCGGGCGGCAACCTCCCAGGCGGATGCTGCGAAGGCATTCGATGTGTCCCCCGACTCCGTTCAGCGTGCCCGGAAAGTCATCGAGAAGGGAAGCAAGGAACTCCAACAGGCGGTAGAGAGCGGCGAGGTTTCTCTCAAGCGCGCCGCAGCTGCAACCGATAAGCCGAAACGCGAACAGCTCGCGGCGGCAAAAAAGAAAAAGAAGCCCGCGAATGACGGTCCCGCGCCGAGGAACGAGCCGCCTGCCGACCTGAGCGAATTCCTGACTCCCGAGGAGATCGCGCGACAGGAAGCCGACGAGAAACGCTACATCGAATCGCTTGAACGTGCGGCAGGCGATAGCGCGGGTGAGATCAAGCGGCTGAATGATCTTCTCACGGCAGCCTATCAGGCACGCGATCGATTCATGAACGAGTCTGCGGCGAAGGAAAAGCGGATCAGGGCGCTCGAGCGCGAGAACGAGAAGCTGAAAGGACAGCTTGGTATCGGCGAGAAGCGCAAGACGAATGGAGAGCAGGCGCGCGCATGAACGATTCCGACCAAGGGAATTGGTGCCCGACCGAATGGGATTACTCCGGCGTCTCCTTCCCGCCGCCGCGCGACTGGCAGCTTAAGGCGCTCGTCTCGTTGCGCGAGGGCTTCCGCCATGGGCATCGCCGACAGATTCTCGCGGCCCCAACAGGCGGGGGCAAGACGCTTGCCGCTCTGCAGCTCATGCACGGCAGTCTCGTGAAGGGACGTCGCGCGATCTTCGTGTGCGACAGGACGGCGCTCATTAATCAAACCTCCGCCCGTGCCGATCAGTACAAGATGCAGCATGGCATCATCCAGGCGAATCACTGGCGCCGCGACAATTCGGTGCCGTTCCAGATTTGCTCCATTCACACGATCGGCAAGCGCGACTACTGGCCACAAGCCGATTTGATCGTGATCGATGAGGCCCACGCGGTTTACGGTGCAGTCCGGAAGAAAATCGAATCGAGCAACGCGACGATCATTGGCCTGACCGCGACACCGTGCACAAAGGGGCTCGGGAAGCTCTACTCGAATCTCGTCAATCCGACGACGATGCACGAACTCACGGAGCAGAAAATCCTAGTTCCGCTGCGAATTCTCGCATGTGTGCGGCCGGATATGGCTGGTGCCGCGACATCGGGAGGAGAGTGGACACTCAAGGCCGCAGCCGAGCGCGAGGCAACGATCATCGGTGATGTCGTCGGGGAATGGCTCGCGCATGGAGAGGGTCGCAAGACAATTGCCTTTGGAGCGGATATTGCCTATTGCACGGAACTTGTGCGCAGGTTCAATGCTGTGGGTGTCGCCGCGCTCGCTTATACGTCAGAGACTCCAGATGAAGAGCGCGAGGATATCGTCAAGGAGTTTGAGAAGCCGGATTCTAAAATCCGCGTGCTGGCATCGGTCGCCGCGCTGAGCAAAGGCTTCGACGTTCCCGATGTGGGCTGCATCATCGACGCGCGCCCCCTGCGCAAGTCCCTTTCGGAAGTGATCCAGATGTACGGACGCGGATTACGCTGCGCGCCGTCAAAACCCGACTGTATCCTGCTCGATCACAGCGGCAATTCCGTCCGATTCTTGGAGGACTTCGAGCGCGTCTATTTCGAGGGGTTCAAAACACTCGACGACGCAGAGAAGGCCGACAAGCCGATCCGGCACGACGAGGATAACTACACCCCGAAGGGCTGCCCGCAATGCGGGCACAAGCCTTTCGCGCGTCGTTGCCTCGCCTGCGGATTCGAGAAAGCCTCGCGCACCGGGGTCGATGAAGCGGCCGGCGTGATGACGGAGATCAAGCTCGGTGGCAGGCGCGCAGCGTCCGACCGTCACGACCTGTGGTGTCAAGTCGTGGGGCATGTGCGTTTCCACTCGAACTCTCAAAAGCCTGACGGTTATGCGCGCGCGTTGTTTCACAACATCGTGAACGAATGGGCGCCGCGCGATTGGGTCTACGATTTCACCGAGGGCAAAGAACCTACCCCCGCCGTCAGAAACGAGATTAAGCGCCAGCAGATTGCGTGGCATCGAAGGAAGCGCGCCACATGACCGCCGCGAACGTCCATTGCACGCTTTGCGGCGCGCCCTACCTTGATGAGGACTGGGATCATCCTGGCAATCCGAACTGGTGCCCGGCGTGCGTCCAAAAGGAAAGCGCGGAGATGGATGCGGAGGCGCGAGCGGCAGGTTTTGCCGATTCGGTTGACCAATTCGAGCACTGGCGCGAAGAGCAGGAGGCTAAAGCGCGCGCGGCGGGATTCGACAGCTGGGCAGCCTGGCATGACGCCGGCGAACCTGAGCCGTCGAGGAATTGAGCATGCTCCTGCATGAAGCCATCGCCGCCGCCGGCATGACGCCTCCGGAGCGCTTTCGGGTCGGCCGGTTCACGCGCTTCCCCGGCTGCGGGAAGAAGCGCGGCAATACCGCTGGCTGGTGCAAGGTCATCACGCCAACGCTCGCCATTTTCGGTGATTGGACCACGGGGCTGTCGGAA